TATACCATCTTGTTCTTCTACTGCTATTACTCTAAATAGCTGTGCTGATACTGCTGTATTTTGTAGTAACCAAACTGTGTTTACATTTGGTGTTTGTGAAAATGCTTCAGAAACAGTAATCGTTCCACCTGAGATAGATGAGACTGACTTACTTTCAAAACTTCCATCAGGTAACACTAAACCTAAAGTTGGACTTCCATCGGTAGGTAGATCAGTTGCATTAGTATCATCAACAGTAACAACAGTTGTGGAAGTAACTGCTTTTAATCTTCCACCTCTTCTTACTCCTGCTCTTACTGGATCATTTATTTCAATAACTGCACCAGGTCGAACTACTACTCCCGAATCTATTGACGTTGTAAAAGTACAGACCTCACTTTCATTATTTTCAGCGAACAGAATTGAACGGCCCAATCTTCTGGCTTGATTACGAGAAGTACACGCAAATGCTTTTACCTGTTTGACCACAGTTCCTATCTTGGCTTTTATTGTGGCATCTTCTACAACTTCAAAATCTACCTCCTGACTTTCCATGTTGTAGTAAGAAACAGATACAACACTATGCCTAGTTTTTAAACTACTTCCTGCATAACTGAATCCACCTTCTCCAACATTAGATAGATTAAACAAATAACTTGGATCAGTTGGTTTGTCCTGTGTAATCGTTACCGAGCCAGCAGACCATATCGGCATACATCTCATCACACCAGCTAATTCATTAATAAGGTCAAAAGCCTCTGATGGACTTTGAATATTTACGTTGCAACTAAATCTTGCTTCTTGTCCTCCAGCACCATCATCAACAAGCGTATTCGCAAACTTACTGGCATTTACAAAACTAAAAAGATCAAGAGAACTATCTGTTATATGTGCTCCGAA